ATAGCCTGTTTTCTTAATGTCTCCATTTGTGAACCTGATGCTCCTGCAACAGATTGAACTCTACTCATTTGTGCATCAAAGTCACTAGACATTTTTACAGCTGCGGCGCCTACACCAATTATAGGTAATGAAACTTTAGAAGACAAAGTACTACCGACAGAAGTCATTGCTGAACTTAAAGCAGACATACGTTTGCCTGTGTCATTACTACTATTTGCAAATGTCTTTAAATCTTGTCGTGCACTATCCATAGAGGCTTTAAACGGATTGGTAGTTAATGCTAGTGTAGCCATAATAGTTCCTGCGCTTAACGCCATTTAATATCACCTCCATATTATTTACGCCTCATACTTTGTTTTTGAATCATCTTAACTAATTCAGAATTACTTTGAGGTTTCTCTTCATCAATCCAATGAGGTGTCTTACTCCATTTTAACTTACCATTATCTTCGTAATCTATATACCTAAAAGATTGAATATACATTACAGCTTCATTAAAACAGAACGCTTCATACTTATCCTCTAGCCCCAGAATCTGACTTGGCGGAATCTTGTACATTTCCGATTGATTGATTATTCGCAATATTTGCTTGCTCTGCACGAAAGCGATATAACCCCTTAACCCCCTGTTGTGAATATTGGAAAAGCTCTAATTTCTGTTGGTCGGTTAACTTAACGTCAATACCAGCTAAATCATCATATGATGGATCTACTAAAACCTGCCTAGCGACTATATCAATAACTTTTGAAGTATCTTTAATATCTGGTGCTTTTTTACTTGTAGTTTTTCCGTTAAAAATAACTTCAGCAGCAGTTAACAATGCATTAGGAATTAAACCCTCTCCAACTAATCCTAAGAATGAAACCTTCTTAACTTTTGCAACAAATGGTTTTTCAGTCCAACCTGAAAGCTCTATAATTTCACCTGAAGCTTGCTCCTTTATACTTTCCAATGAAGATACTTGTAATTTCTTTTCTGACATTTTATATTCCTCCTCTATTTTAACGTACAGCTTTAATTGCTTGCACATATTTCCATGAACATTTATTTTTATTTACATAGTCCAAATTTGCATTAAAGGGACTTTTATTAACCCAAAGCCCTTTAAAAAACAAATCTTGCATATCCATTGTGACACCGGCATTATGGTATATCTTCACGGCATCCCAACGTTTTATATCATCAGTCGCCCAGCAGAAATCCAATTCAGAAGAAATAGCGACATCAATGTTGAAATAAATTAAATTCCACAGTTGTGCCCACATTTCAGCTGTCCATTTCTGTATTGGGGTATATTTAATATCTATCTTTCGGTATTTAGTTACATAAGCTAATTCTACATTATTTAGAAACTTGTAAAGTTTCACACTGTCGCAATAAACCTTGAACCAGTACTGCGTACCAGGTTGGGTAATGATCCATTGGGCACCCGCGCTCCTATTTTGCAAGTTTCTAACTTTTTGTTCATCTACCTGAATTATATTAGCCATCCGCGATAACAAATCTTTACCTTTACTATCAATGTAATTAGGACATAAATATCCATCTGCATTGCTACCTACCCATAAATCTTTACTGTAGTTAATTTTAGTAAAGTCGGGCAACTCTTTAAAGATGACATCTGCATCCATATAGAAGAACGTTTCCCTTTCCATTTCTGGATTTTCTTTTAAAAACTGCCACCAAAGATAAGGTTTTATACTAGGAATATATGTCTTATCTTTACGTAGGTCAGGATATACAAAACACTGTACACCGTATTTTCTTTTAAAGTAGTTTGGAATAGAAGCATCAAACTTTGAAAATAACAGTACAATATCTTTTACACCCAAAGAACGTAAATTTGTAAGACATACATCTAATTCCCATTTAAAACGTTTTATCGCGGGTTGGGCTAATATAAATTTCATTTAGATACCTCCTATGGATTAGTTGTAGTAGATGTAGTAGTTGGTGCTATAGTAGTCGTAGTAGTTTCTGCTGGTAATTCATCAACAACAGTTATTTCTACTGGTGATTGACCGCTTGCAGCTCTACTATGAATAGTATATTTAGGTGCTATAAATTCACCATCTTTGAAGTCAAATTCTGGTGCAGCCCCTTTTGAATTTGGGAAGCTAAATTTAAAGTACTTAACAATATTACCATCAATATCTTTTTCAGCTGTATATACATTGAATGTGAAATTTATTCTGTTAGCAACAACACCAGCAACTGGCGAACTGTATTTAGTTACCTGACCATTTTCATCAGTTTCAACAGCACCACCATCAACGACGGATAATACTTCAGGAATAAACTTAGCATCAGTCAACTCTACGTCAGATCCATACTGTATATCCTCGGTTCTATTGATTGCATACAAAGTATTCTTAGCTCTAAGAACTGTTTCATCACCTTCTGATAATACTGGACTGTAAGAAGCCTCTGTAGCACTATCAAATGTTAATGTTCTTGGTGTTTCCTCATCTGTAATTATTTCACATCTTTCGATGTTGACGAGTGGATAACCTTCTACCTTCATATTAATTCCTCCTTTTAAATTAAGGGCTTTAACCACATATAGGTAATACTACTAGTTAATCCCTTTACTGAATCATCTGATACTGTTCCTGTTTCAATACCAGCGTATTTTAAAGGCTTATACGCCTTTAAAGCATCTTTAATTTGCTGCTTGAATGGCAACATTTGTGAGTTAGCATTACGAGGTACATATAAAATAATATCAACTAACGTATATCCTACGTTAAAAGAATCATATTGTGCACTAGTAATACCATCTCGAATAACAACATAATTAGACGTACAATCACTTGTCTTTTGTCCTACAAAATAAACATCAAACCCTAAAGCAATTAAAAAATCATATAAAGCCGTCAAGCTAAACCACTTACCGTTTCAGCCCAGCCCCTTAATACTTGAGGCGCCCACTTTTCTACAGTAGGATTTAATATGGCAAAACGTTTCTCCATGGCATATTCTAGATATTGAAATTGTGGCGTATTACCTCGAAGTTGAATAGTGATGATGCCGTTTTCATTAACCACAATCATATCCATAGTTTGACGGGATAAACCAGTTCTATCTGTCCATCTAGCATTATGCTTAGCATCAGCTAACATTTGATTACCTGCACTTTTAGCATAATGTTGACAGCCGGATATAACTTTTTGTTGCGCATAAATAGTTTTTTCTAATACATCTTTAATATCAAAGTTAAATCCCTCAGCCATTATTCAACCCCCTTTAACGCCATATTCAAATAAATTTCCATATTTGCTCCGGGTTCTTGTATTTCAAAACGTTGATTGACGTCATTATCTACAGTATCTAAAATATCTAGTGGTTTTACTTTTAACGCATCAGCATTCCAATCAGTAATGAAATACGTTTGCGTATCAGGCTTAGTAAAATTGCTAGCAGTACTACCAGTTTCCGTAAAACTAAAGAAGATATTTGATGCTGTATCGTTCTTATATAGCACACCAGTTAATTGTGCTACGTCATCATAGGTACCATCCCATTCTTTATACTGATTAAGATGTTTCCTACGGATATTCACTTTCGTCGGAAAAGTTTGAACAGCTTTAACAACAATAGCACGCATACGCTCTTTACTAATCATACTTCATCAGCCCTTGTCATATACGTTCTAAAATGCCCTGAGGTTCCAGAACCATCGGAGTCATCCTGGCTATCAGCCACCTCACCATACTGGTCCGCTAGATCCTCCCAATATTCAGGATCGGCATTTTGAATAGTGATAGGTCCAACTGTAATGGATTTTTCACTATCTTTTTTCATTAAACATAACTGTGCAGCTGTTCTATATACTTTACCGTTATTTAATGTTAAAAAGCTTTCTAGTTGTTCGTCGGAAAAATAGGGATATTTAGCTTCCATAATAAGAAACTTTAGAAGTTCTAAATCTGACATGCTAATTCCCCCTTTTATTTAACTATACTAACTAATTTACGTGTAACCATATCTGAATCCTTTTTAGATATTTCAAATTCCTGACCCATAGCATATCTCTGTGTGTTGTATTTTAGGTACACTAGAGCTTTTACTTTTATTTTATCATCTGTAGGTTTTACAGTTGTAGTAGTTACATTATTAGTCGCTTTAGTATTATCAGCCATAATTATCCTCTCCTATCTATACATATTTGAAGGTGAGGAAATCCTCACCTATTGATTATGCTACGGTTGCAAAGAAACATTCATCTATTCTATCAAATGATGGAATAGCAAGTTGAGAAACTTTAGTTTCTATTGTTACAGGATCAACCTTAGGCATAGTTGTTATAGCAACTCCAGTATTAACTACTGAAGTATCATGTGCTTTACTGCCATATTGAAGATCAGCTTCTTCTGGAGTTGTACCGTAAACCGTACGCCCTATCGCACCAGTTGGTATTAGTGTAACTACATCGTCATC